GCATTACCAGCAACCGGCGATACAATTACAATGAGCGATATCAGAAACTTCTTTGTTTCTGAAGGAGAAGTAAGCACATATGTTTTAGGTATATTAGGTACATATATTGGTATTTCTCAAGGTACTACTATTACAATGAGTAGTACATTCGGTGGTTATCAAAGTGCAACAAGTTCATTCAGTAATGCTAAAAACTATCAGCTTGCTAATCTCAGAGCACAATCTGGTCCTCCTGATTTTCAAGAACTAGGTGGAAAAAGAAGTTTTACAACCAACCAAGGGGGTGCTACACATATTTTTCCATCGCCGGATGGAAACAAACTTTATTTTACATCTGATCTTAATACTTCAGGTGGCGGACAAATAGATTTACTCTCACCGTGGACACTAGGTGGAGCAAGCGAAAAAACAAGTTTTAAACATAACACTACCCAGTTTTCTGGTTTTAAAGGATTAAATTGGAATAGTGCAGGCACTACTTGTATAATGTTTAGGAGTCCTACTAATGGTATATCAAAAGTTACATCAACTAATTTCGATTTAAACGGTTATACCGGCCTTACTACAAGAGCATATTCTGACTTTAAATCATTCCAGAGAATAGACTATGCACAATGGGAACCAAGTCAAAATAAATTTTGGTTGTTAGGCAGAGACGATGTTGTCAACGGTTTTCAATATATCTATCAATTTAGCTATACTGGCAGCGATCCTGTCTCTGGAACAGTTACATATGATGGCAGATTTGATAGACCTGATAATGCTGGTTATGATTATCCTGACTTTTTCCAAGTTACAGAAGACTATTTGTTTGTAGGAGAATATACACAATCGGGCACAGGAATATTGAGATATGAGTTAGGAACAAGCTGGGATGTTGTTGACAATGCTCCAACCACAAGAGATTCATATTATAGTAGTGGTATATCTGGATGGTCACGCCACCTAGATTCAACCGGAACAAAAGTTATTATGGGCCACGTTCAGTATGGCCACGCTGCTGTATTGTACGAATTAACCACACCATTTGATTTTTCAAGTGAAGATCTAAGTGCATTGAATTATACAGGCGGAGGTGATTTTTGGTATCCACTACTTGGTAACACGTCAGGCGCAGTTTATCAACCTCCAAATTATTACAATTACTTGCCAGATTTAGACAGAAACGGCGGTTTACTTTATTCTGATTATAAATACGGCCAAAAAGTTGGCGCATATGCAGGTACCAGTAATAATATTGCCGCACAAGTGAATATGACTCAAGGATGGAATCTGAACACAGTAAGTAGTACACATACAAGAGATATAAGTTCATATTTGGCAAGTAGTTTCACTTTTCCTGGTCCTGTATTTGCTGATTTTATGGATAAATCAACAAGCAGACAACAAACATATATTACATATCTCAATGGATCTGGACCTGAAATCCATATGAATATCTCTGCTGCAGGAGGTATTGCCGATAATACTTTAAATGGTAGGACAAGTGCTGCAAAAAGTGGTAACACTGGAAACATTTATGCTTTAGGTGCAGCACACTCTTTAGAAACTTCTCATAACTTAGATGATGTAAATAATTCTTATTATTGGATGACTGGCACAGATGGATATTTACACCAATGGCGAGCAAGTGCTACATTGAACAACGTGTCTCCTAGTATGTATAATGTATATTCATCAGTAGAACTAAGGACTAAATTAGTTAATGCAGGATTTGATCCTTTAGGAGTTGTATTTGGAATATCATACAGTGCTAACGCAATTACTGGTATTCACGTTAGACATTTAACAAATTCATTAACTCCGAATTATGCTGAATTTATATTATATTGTCCTGGCGCTAATACATTTGGTCAATTTACCTGTAACAGTATGGATCTTGTAGGAGGTACATGGACTTTACAGAGAAGTTTAAGATTACCTAGAGAAATGAGCGTAGCAGGTTTCCAACTCGATGGTGTTGGAGAAAATATGTGGGTATTATCTTGGACAGGAATATTATATCATTTAACATTTGATGACTAATTACTTGACAAAGGTGTTATAATCAATTATAATCTATATAGAATAGGAGCAAATAATGAAAACACTTTATGAAGTGCTAAATGTTGATTTGGCACAAGAATACACCAAAGCAAGAAAACTTGCAAAACTTGCAACATTGGATTTAGATGCAGACTTACATTCTGAAGCTGAAGCAGCAGTTGCTGAAATGTCTGTACCAGCAGACGATGATAGACTGCATTGGATTCAAAAAATTGGACACGCTGCCGGTGCTGACCTTCTTACAATTGGTAAAGTACAACCAGAAAATATGTTAGCAATGGCTGCACTTGATCCTGCAGATTTTCAAGAATGTGTAAAAGTTGCTACAGGTTCTGCACGTACTTGGAATAACTTAACAGTTGCAGCAGAAAAAGAATTAAACGAAGCTGAGATTCCTAATACAGTATTGTAATGAAAATTGGTATCTGTGTTCCTGCAAGAGATCAAGTACACACTTTTTTTGCTCAAAGTTTAAGTAAATTAACTAGTAGGCTTACTAAGTTAGAAATACCATTTGATCTACACATTGTTTGTGGAAGCGTGATTGCGCAACAACGTATCGACTTAGCAAATCTTGCATTAGAAAAAGATGCAACACATCTACTATGGCTAGATAGCGATATGCAGTTTCCAGCAAATACTGCTGATGTTTTGATGACACACAATAAAAATATTGTTGCTGCACAATACAGTACACGATATGCTCCTTATAGATCAGTAGCATTTACAGATCCAGAAAACATACACACAAGATTGAACCAAAACAGCGGATTACACAAAATTTGGGCTGTAGGAATGGGTTGTATGTTAGTAAAAGCAGAAGTATTTAAAGAGTTACCAAAGCCTTGGTTTGCACACGAATATAATAAATCAGAAGATAATTACTGCGGCGAGGATATATACTTTTGTAATCAAGCAATGCATCACGGAATTGATGTTTGGTTAGATGCAGATATTAAATTAGTTCATTTAGGATTGAAAGCAAACACACTATGAAAACAGCATTTTCAAAATTCGATAAATTAAAATCAACCCCAGGTTTGTTTCCTGGACAAGACAGTTTAAAAAATCATTTTTTGCCTAAGTGGAATGTTTTTTATGTTGATGATCCTACTGACTATTCTATCTTAAAAGAAAAAGAAAATGAAATTACCACAAAATATGTTTGGCTAATAAAAAAAGGTATAGAAATATATCCAAGTTTTCCTTGGTATTATATGCCTAATCAATTAGCAACGTTTAAATTTCCTTATGTATTTGAAAAAAGTAGAGAAGTAAAAAGCTATGATTTGGTTCGTTTAGTAAGCAGAGATGCACATTGGAATAATTTTATTGAAATAGAAGAAAAATATATTGCTGGACATTACAGCCCTTATAAAGGGCAAGAAAAATTTGATATCTTTTACATTGGAGAAGATAAAACTGTACACAATAATCTAATCGAAAGAGGATTTAAAGTACAATCTGTAGACACGGTGGAACAAGCTAGAGAACAAAGTTTTACTGATATGTTTTGGATTGTTTACGATGATACTGTTGTAAGAGATACATTTAAATTTAGTTATAAACCCGATGAATGGAGTTATGATACACCACACGTTTTTGGCAACGGGGACATTGATCAATTAGATGGTGTTATGTTGCTACCAAAAAATTATGATATTTCTGAAAGGGAATTAAAACATAGATTCTTAATTGATAAAAAAGAAGTAAGGATTATGGCAAGTAATCCTAGACCATATGATTGTTTTGAAATTAATGATTATTACGATTATCAATCTGCATTACAAAAATCAACAACGCATTTATTTTGGGGATATAGCAATCAAATTATTATCAATGAAGATTTTAAATTTGATTATTATATTAGCCATCATAGCTCAGATAGAAAAAGCAATCACGCTTGGTTAAATGGAAACAAATACAATGGTGTCTTTTTGTTTAGTAAAAACTCACCTGTGACAGAAAAAGAAATTATTTTTAGAGAATTAGAACACAAGATTGATCATGAAGAAGTTGCAAGTGTACCAAAAGATTTTGAACGTTTTAATATTGATACATATGAACAATACAAAAGTGCAATAGCAAGTTGCGGCAGTGATATGTTCTGGTTAATACCAAGCGATGTTGATGTAAATGAAGAATTTGAATGGGACAAATATTTTCACGATCAAGAGTCTTTTGATATGAAAACAAATCACGTTTTCCTAAATGAAGATTCGTATGACGGCATTGCATTAATGTGTGCAAGGTCTGAAATAAGTGAAAAAGAATTTGATCATAGATTTTATGTAAACAAAAAAGAACACAATATTGTTGCTAGTACACCAAAAAAATTCCAACAATTTGTAATCAATTCATATGAAGACTACACCGAAGCATTATATAATTGTGAGTCGGAAATGTTTTGGGGTATACCAGATGATGTAGAAGTGTGTGAAGATTTTGCTTTTGATCTATATTTTGATCATCACAACACTTATGATAGAAATATCAATCACGTATTTTTAAACAATGACACATACGATGGTATTGTTTTATTCAGTAAAAATGTTTTAGTAAGTGAAAAAGAAATAGAACATAGATTTTTAATTAAGAAAAAAGAACACGAAATTGTTGCAAGTAATCCTAAGCAATATCCAATTTACACAGTGAATGATTATCAAGATTATTTACGAGCAAAAAAAGATTGTAATTTTGATATGTTCTGGATGGTAAATGATAGTTTTTTACCTGTAGATAATTTTAATTGGGATTTTTATATAAGTCATCATAATCAATATGAACGCAAAATTAATCACGTTTGGAAAAACGGAGAATTTTATGATGGTATTTCATTAACTAGTAAAAAATTAAACATTAGTCAACGTGAAATTGATTATAGATTTTTTGTTACTAAAAAAGAATATCCAGAGGTAGGCAGTCGTCCTAAACCTTATGATATTGTTTTTATTAGTAATGGAGAACCAAATGCTGATGACAACTTTAATTCACTGAGCGAAAAATTTCCTAGAGCAAAACGTGTAATGGATATTAAAGGCATTCATGCTGCTCACAAACGTGCAGCAGAACTAGCAGAAACGGAAATGTTTTGGGTAGTAGATGGAGATGCTGAAATAATTGACGGATTTGATTTTGACTTTTATGTTCCTGCATATGATATAGATGGTAAAGAAACTGTACACGTATGGAGAAGTTATAATCCTATTAATGGACTTGTATATGGTTACGGCGGTGTAAAATTATTGCCTACTGCTTTAACAAGGAACTTAGACGAATCTACTACAGATATGACAACTAGCATTAGTGATAAGTTCAAAGGCATTGATGAAATGAGCAATACTACTGCATTTAACACAGACTCGTTTAGTGCTTGGCGCAGTGGATTTAGAGAATGTGCAAAACTTGCAAGTCGTACTATTGCAAGACAAAAAGACGACGAGACAGAATTTAGATTAGATGCCTGGTGCAGTAAAGGCGATGATAAACCATTTGGTAAAGCAGCAATTGCTGGTGCTATAGCAGGTAAAAACTTTGGCGAAGAGCACAAAGATAATCCAGTAGAACTAGCAAAACTCAATGATTTTAATTGGTTGAAAGATGAGTTTAAGAAATTATATCAACAAGCTGGATAATAGTTTCTAGTTTATTTTGATTATATTTACTACGTAAAGTGTTTGATAGTCCGTTGTGCAAGGGTTTAGGCCATGAACCAAATTTTACCCATGAGTATCCATCGTGTTCGTCGTTTAGTTTTGGTAAAAATTCTTTTTCAACGACACACAAATAAGTGTGAAAATGAAAATGTTCGTCACTGCTAATAAATGTTTCTAATGGGATTGTTTTTTTAATTTCTGGTACACTGCCAATTTCTTCTTGTATTTCTCTTTTTAGACCTTCCCAGGGTGTTTCATAACCTTCGTTTGTACCACCTACAAGACCCCAAACATTTTTAGATTTACTTTTTGCTCTATGTAATAATAAAAATCTGTGCGTTTGCAAACTATAAAACAAAGCACCACTACAAATTATTTGATTCATACAAATAGTTATTTTATAAAGTTATTGTCCAAGTTCCTCTTGGATAATATCCATCTATAGCAGTTTGCCAATAATAATTGTTCCAATAATACTGTTGACCGTTTGTAACATTTGTAACATATGTTGTGGTTTCGTCAGCACTTGCATCCCAAATAATATGCCAATTACTACCATCCCATTCTACAATGTCATTTTTATCTGCTGCAAAATCACTAGCATCTGCGTTCTTCCAAGCTTCTGCTCCGTCTTCGTTTAGTGTTAGAACATATTGTACAACATCTCCTGCTACTAAAGGAACATCTAATGTAATTAAGAACTTATCGTTGTCGTTAGAACCTGTTGCAGCAACAACAGCACCGTTAACATACACATCAAAACTACTTACTGTTTCCGAACCTATTCTTGATTCAAAACTGCTGTTTTGAATAAAATAATCTATGTCGGTATATATTTTATCATCACTATAAGTTGCAGTAAACGTTCTATCTACACGAAAGCCCAATGGACCTAACAACAATATGCGTGTTCCTGATTGTTTTACACTTAATGGATTAAATTCGATTGGATTTACAATATAATTAATTGTACCATCTGTTTTTGTCGGACCAGTAATAAGAGTGTTGCTAGGTAATGTATCTTCGTCCCAGTCAATGTTTATTGTAAAATGGTCGCCTTCTGTTAATGATAATGTACCTACAATTTCTGATTGTAGTTCTGCTCTACGTATTCTAATTTGACTAATACCTGGTTGGAATTTTGCTGGCAGTTCTGCTTCTAAAACGTTTAACCACGTAATTTCGCCTACACGTAATTCTTTATTAATTGCAAGTTTACCTGTTTCTTGTTGTACAATCAAATCAAAATTTCTATAACTTGATATCACAGGATTTGATAAATCTAGTCTGCCTCCTAATCCTACAGCTTGAGTGCTGGTTACACCACTTTGATTATCAATTATTGTGCCATCTGCTAAAACAGTTGTTCCGCTTGATGCACCTTGATCGCTATCTGTTGGTGGATTAAATCCTTCTAAACTTATTGTACCTTGATCTTGATTAAAAATACTTGTAATAATATCTGTAATAATACCAAGTTTTTTAACTTTAGTAGGCGGTGAAATATAAATTGGAGCAGTAAAACCAATTGTTGCAACATCAATTTCGTCGTTGGTTCCAACAGGAATACTTCTGCTGCTAAAGTTTATATCTTCTAAATACAAAGTACTTAAACTAGTCCAATCAACATAATTATCTGTTGTTTGGAATTCTAAGTCTGGATTAAACAACATAAAAATTTGTTCTAGTATTTGTAACTTTTGATCAGTGCTAGTACTCCATAAATCAACATTTATAGCTAGTGTATATGGAGTAGGATGCAGTCTTTCAACTGTGTATCCTTTGGCTTGGCTTCTTAAGTAACTACTAGTATTTTCATCAAATTCTTTTTCACGTAAATTTATTTTACTTATATAACTGCTATCACTTAACCTAGCTCTGTCCATTTGCAAGCTAGTAATGTATATACCCATACGAGGAGCACTTGGCAATTTGTTTTCTGAGTTTTCTCTTATGATACTTCCAACTTGCCTTGTTATATCTCCATACATAACTGGCACACGTCTTAGATCACCGTCACCGTCTTGATAACTAAAATTGCTAAAAGCTCTAACAATTTGTGTTAGATATCTACGGATTTGTCCATCATAAAAAAATTGCATTAGTCAGTTGCCTTTGCTCTAAGTGCTTTACTAAGTGCTTGTCTTTCTTGCACTTCTTCACCACCAATGGTATTTACTGTTGTGTTGTTGATAAATGTGCCTTTTAGAGTATCTCTTGTATCTGTTGGTGTAATTTCTGTTCTAACATTATCTTCAATTTTTCTCCAGCTATTGCCGTCATATCTAAATAATCTGTTAGGAGATAAATCTGTTCTCAAAAAATAATCACCTTCATTTATTACAGTAGGAAATCCTGTACCTTGTCCATAAGGATAACCGTTTGGCGGAATACCGTCTCCAACTAAGTAACCTTGATAACCATTTCCATCTGGTGTAACAAAAATAGTGTCAGCACCAATTGTACCGTCAACAAGCAGATCGTTGTAGTCTGCACTAACAATTGCCATTTCGCCTTTGTCGTCAACACTCAGCGTATAAAACTGGATAGTGCTATAACCACTTTGGTTTGCATATTCTTCTGCTTGTGCAATTACAGCATCGTTTATTTGCATTTCTTTTTCGTATGTACTTAATACATCTCTTAGTTTTAGATTTGGATTATCTTCATCCTCTGCACTTGCCTCAAGTATATCTTTGTATTCTTGTGAATCAAGTATCTGTTTACATCTTACTCTATATAAATGCGGATACCAAGTTTGACTAAATCCTTCTGCTGCTCTAGTTACTTCATCAACAACATAAAATCTTTTCAACGCAACACTGTAATCGTTAGCTGCATACTCATCAATCAAGTGTGGTAATTCAAAAACATCACCAGGCATAATCTTTCTGCCAATTGTTTTTACACTGCTATTAATATGCATTGTCATAAACAATGTATCGTTTTGTAAAAACAAACCAAACTGACTTAAATCAAAGTCTTGATCTTGCACATTGTAATGTGCCCTTACGACATAAATGTCTTCGTCATATTTTCTATCGCGGTTTTCTAAAAACAAAAGATCTTGAATGTTAGTTTCGCTTGCTTCTGTATATTGCTTTTGTTCAAATGTTGTGTTGTCATCGGACGGATTTTTTGGCCCTAAGTACTTGTGAATCAAAAGATCAGTACCGCCAACAGTAAATTGTTCATAGATCATTTTGTCTAAGAAATCATAGTCATGTGATCTTTCTGGTCTATATAAACTTAGTCTTGGCATACACATATTTATCGATAAATACAATTGGAGATAACCAATGGCAGATAGTAATTTAACTACACAAAAACAACAAGTATTTGATTATGTAAACGCTTTTTTAGGCGGAGGAATGGTGGATGTAGAACTAGATCCAATCCATTATGAAACTGCTTTGACTAAAGCATTAACAAAATATAGACAACGAAGCGAAAACAGCGTAGAAGAAAGTTACGTAACTGTAAAATTCAATCAAGATCAAAATGTCTATGAATTACCTCAAGAAATTATTGAGGTTAGAAAAATTTATAGACGCAGTATCGGCAGCAGATTAGGCGGTAGTGCAGACGGTGGTAGTTTGTTTGAACCTTTTAACTTAGCTTATACAAACACTTATTTGTTAGCAGGAAGTGGTATTGGTGGTCTTGCAACTTATGATTTCTTTGCACAACAACAAGAATTAGTAGGACGTATGTTTGGTAGCTTTATAGAATTCAAATGGAATCCAACAACTAGCAAACTTACAATATTACAACGTCCAAGAGCAGAAGAAGAAGCATTGTTGTATTGTTATAACTATCGACCTGATATGCAATTACTAGATGATTATAAAGCATCACAATGGATTAAAGATTATACATTAGCAGCTTGTAAATATATGCTAGGAGAAGCACGAAGTAAATTTGCTACTATTGCTGGCCCAGGTGGCGGAACTACACTTAACGGTGATTCATTGAAAGCAGAAGCACAAGCCGAAATGGAAAAACTAGAAGAAGATCTAGCAATGGCAGTTGCCGGCGGCACAGGATATAGCTTCCTAATTGGTTGACAAACAACAACTTTTATCATAATATAAATTATGAATAAAAAGAAACTGTTGGTAATCGGTCACGGCAGACACGGTAAAGATACTGTCTGCGAAATACTTAGAGACAAGTACGGATATAGTTTTGAAAGCAGCAGTGCTTTCTGTTCAAAACTTTTCATTTATGATTTGTTAAAAAAGAAGTACAACTATGATACTGAAGAACAGTGCTATGCTGATAGACACAATCATAGGACTGAATGGTATAATGCTATAAGCGACATGAACAAACGTGATGCTGCTACATTAGGCAGAGCTATCTTTAATGAGCATGATATTTACTGCGGACTAAGGAACAAACGTGAATATTTTGCAATGCGAAACACAAATGTTTTTGATTATGCTATTTGGGTAGACCGCAGCGACTACTTACCCAAAGAGCCAGTAGAAAGTATGACACTAGAACCTTGGATGGCTGACTTTTATATAGACAATAATGGCACACTTAAAGACTTAGAGTTTTGGGTAGATGAACTGTATAAAGGCAAATTAACTGGGTAGATAACCTACCAAAACCCCTGTTTTTACGCCAGATCTGCTAAATAATACTATAATAACATTGTTTAGGAGAACAAGAAAATGGCATTAACATCACCAGGTGTAGAGGTCAGCGTTATTGACGAGAGTTTTTACACTCCGGCAGAACCAGGCACAGTACCTATTATATTTGTCGCAACAAGCGAAAATAAACTAAATGGTGCAGGAACAGGAACAGCTCCAGGTACCACAAAAGCAAATGCTGGAAAACCATACCTACTAACTTCACAGCGTGAACTTGTAGATACATTCGGTGATCCAACATTTTATGTAGATAATAATAACAATCCAATCCATGGCGGAGAACAAAACGAATATGGATTGCAGGCTGCATACTCATATTTGGGTGTTAGCAATAGAGCATATGTTGTTCGTGCAGATGTAGACTTAGGTGCTTTAACTGCAAGTTCAACTGCAACAACAGCAAATCCAGCAGACGGAACATATTGGTTAGATACTGCAAACAGTAGATATGGTATTTTTGAATGGGACGGTAGTACAGTTTCAACATCAAATACCACAGGACAAAGTTTTACAAACAAAGTTCCTACTGTAATTACTGATTCAACACAAGTTGTAGATTACAGCGGTGGCGATTACACACCAAAAGGATCAGTAGGTTCTATTGGCGATTATGCAATTGTTGCATTAACAACTGTGCCAACAATATATTACAAATCACCAGGTAACGCAGCAGCAGGTATTACAGTAGGTACTTGGGTAGTAGTAGGAAGTGCAGACTGGAAAGAAAGTTGGGCAAGTGTGACAGGTACAGAGTCACTTACCGCAACTCCGTTTACACCAGGAGACAATATCACTATTAATCAAACCGACGGTGCAACACAAATCTTTACATTTGCTTTAACAGGAAATACTCCAGCACAATTAGCAGCTGATTTTAACACAGCAGCAAGTGGCTCAGGTATTACAGCAAATGTTGTTGATTCACGCATTGTAATTTTCAATGACGGTAGTTCACACGATGGTTTCCAAATTGCAGGTACTGGAACAGTATTAACTGTTGCAGGATTGACAGCAGGCACAAACTACTATGCTCCTAAACTACAGGCCTCTGCTCATACAAGTGTACCTCTTTACAAATCAGGTGATACAAACCCAAGACCAACAGGTAGTATATGGATTAAAACAACAACTCCGAACGTAGGTGCAAACTGGAGTGTAAAAGCGTGGAACAGTGATACAGGACTTTGGGATACAACAAGTGCTCCAATTTATGATTCAAATCACGCAGCAATCTATAATATGGACCAAGCTGGCGGTGGTTTAGGTTTAACAACAGCAGATGTTTACGTACAAACAAACACTACAGAAGCAGCAACTAACCTAGCAGATTTTACAATCTTCAAGCGTAATGCAGCAGGTGCAACAACAATTACAAGTGCTGCTATTACAGCAACCACATTTACAGCAAGTGCAGGCGATTTTACAATCAGTGAAAGTGTAAAAGGCAGCGCAGCAATGAGTACACCTGTAACAGTTAGCTTTACACCAACAGGTGCAGTTGGCGATGCTGATTTATTAGCAGCAGGTATCAACGCAGCAGGTCTTGCAAATGTAACTGCAAGTGTAGCTACAGGAAACAAAGTTGTAATCACACACGCACTTGGAGGCGAAATTAGATTTGTAGATACAAATACAAAACTAGGATCAGCATTTGATGCTTGGGATTACACTGCAAATTCTGGTACAGCAAACTTTTATGATTCACCAACAGGCGGAGCAAATGAGTATATTGCTACACTTTGGAAAGAATTGACATACACAGCAAGTGCAAGCGCACCAACTGCATTAGCAGCAGACGGTGCTCTATGGTACAGCAGTGTTGTAGATGAAATTGATATTATGGTACACGATGGTAGTTCGTGGGTAGGTTATCAAACCGAGTACGCTTCATCAAGTCCAGAAGGACCTATTGTAAGTGCAACTGAGCCTAACGAACAATCAGATGGTTCACCACTTGTAACAGGCGATCTTTGGGTAAGCACAGCAGACTTAGAAAACTTCCCACAAATTTATCGTTATAATCAAACATTAGCATCTTGGACAGAATTAGATACAACTGACCAAACAACAGAAAACGGTGTTATTTTTGCAGATGCACGTTACAACACAGCAGGTGCAAACAGCGATGAAGCTGGTGACATTAGTGACTTGTTAACAAGCGGTTACTTAGATCCAGATGCTCCAGATCCAGCATTATATCCAAAAGGTATGTTGCTTTGGAACACACGTAGAAGTGGATTTAATGTAAAGAAATTTGTGCGTAACTACATTGACATTTCTGCTACAAACGCTCGTGCAAGTGACGAATCAATGGCAGGATACTATCCACACCGTTGGGTAACAGAATCAGCTAACGAAGCAGACGGCTCGGGTAGCTTTGGACGTAAAGCACAGCGTAAAGTTGTAATACAAGCGTTACAAGCATTAGTAAATGATAATCAAGATATCCGTGATGACGAATCACGTATCTTTAACTTGATTGCATCACCAGGTTATCCAGAGCTAATTGGTGAAATGATTACACTAAACTATGACAGAGGTTTGTCAGCATTTGTTATAGGTGATTCTCCAATGCGTTTGACACATGATGCAACTTCACTTAACGAATGGGCAACTAACGTAAATGCAGCAGTAGAAGATAACGATACTGGTCTAGTAAGTAGAGATGAATACTTAGGTGTATATTATCCAAGCGGATTTAGCAGTGACAATGCAGGAAACAATATTGTTGTTCCAGCATCACATATGGTATTACGCACATTTGCACTTAATGACCAAGTTGCTTATCCTTGGTTTGCTCCAGCAGGTACAAGACGCGGCGGTGTAACAAACGCAACTTCAACAGGTTATATTAACAGTGAAGGCGAATTTGTTCCGGCAGCATTAAACGAAGGTGTAAGAGATACACTGTACTCAAACAACGTTAACCCAATCACATTCCTAACAGGAGCAGGGCTTGTTGTATTTGGACAGAAAACTCGAGCAGCAAATGCTAGTGCATTAGACAGAATAAATGTTGCAAGATTAGTTGTATATTTAAGATCACAACTTAACACACTTGCAAAACCATATTTGTTTGAGCCAAATGATAAAATCACACGTGATGAAATTAAACAACAAGTTGAAAGTTTACTAGTGGAACTTGTAGGACTTAGAGCATTGTTTGACTTCTTAGTTGTGTGTGATGAAACAAACAACACTCCTGCTAGAATTGACAGAAATGAGTTGTATGTAGATATTGCTATTGAACCAGTAAAAGCAGTAGAATTTATTTACATTCCGCTACGTATCAAAAACACAGGAGAGATCGCAGGTCTTTAATATCATAAAGTAGGGGGTGATTAAAAACCCCCTACAAATGATAAATACTTGTGTATTAAGGAGAAACTATAGATGGCAATCTCAACTCTATTGAATTTAACAGTTCCATTAGCAAACGACACTACTTCAAGTAGTCAAGGTTTGCTTATGCCAAAACTTCAGTATCGCTTTAGAGTGACACTGGAAAATTTTGGTATTACTGGAAACACAACAGAATTAACAAAACAAGTAATTGATGCAACAAGACCAAACATTCAGTTTGATCCTATTCAATTAGATGTTTATAACAGTAAAATTTTTATGGCAGGTAAGCACACTTGGCAGCCTGTAACCGTAAATTTACGTGATGATATTAACGGCAATGTTCAAAAACTAGTTGGCGAACAGCTACAGAAACAGTTCGACTTCTTTGAACAAGCAAGTGCTGCAACCGGTCAAGATTATAAATTTACACAGCGTATTGAAATCTTAGATGGTGGTAACGGTGCTAATACACCACAAGTTTTAGAAACTTGGGAACTATATGGTTGTTATCTAAACCAAGTTGATTATGGTTCAATGTCATACGCAACAAATGACGCAATGACTGTAAATTTAAATGTCACATACGATAACGCTGTACAATTAAATATTGGAGTAGGTACACCTAATAACTTCCAAGATAGAAACAGTGAAACAGGAACAGGTGCTACAGGCGGCGCAGCTCTTTAATACTTAAATGAGATTGCTACCAAAAAAGGAGTCTTAATGACTCCTTTTTTAATGAGATAAATACAGTATGGCGTTGAATAGTTTTTATGATAATTTTAGTCGTTTAGATTCGTCCAAAGGCATTATGGGCGATTATGCACACGCGGCAGCACTTTATAGACGTAATAATTTTAGATTAGCACCAAAAAATAAGTTTTTATATCATATTGTTATCGAAGTAAATCCAGTTGCATTGAGTGTTTTAGGTAGAAATGTCTTTAATCAACTTAATAGAAAAGAATATAATTTATTGGCTAGTAGTGCAGACTTACCAAGTTATACTCTTAATACTGAAACGTTAAATCAGTATAATAGAAAAAAAGTTATACAAACACAAATAAATTACAATCCTATTAGTATAGAATTCCATGATGATAATGCAGGATTAACAACACTGCTTTGGGAAGCATACTACAGGTATTATTATCAAGATGGTAACTATGATACCGAAGGAACAAAACCAAGAGCATATCAAACAAAATTATATGATACAGATATTGCTAACACTTATAGACATGGATTCAATAGAAGAAGAACAACAGATGTACCTTTCTTTAATAGTATAGTCATTCATCAATTACATCCTCAAAACAAAGAAAGCACGTTTACAAGTTTTACTTTGGTTAATCCATTAATAGAAGAATGGCAACACGATAGAGTAGATCAAGCAGACGGTGCAGGCGTGATGAAAAATACAATGCGTCTTGCATATGAAAGTGTATTTTATGATAGAGCTATTACTTCACCAGAAACAGTTCAAAACTTTGGAGATGTACAGCATTACGATACAGTGCCAAGTCCTTACAATAGTGTAAGCACAAGTAGTGTTGCAAAAGACACAGCAGACAATACATTTTGGGCAGAAATATTCCAAGACTTACTTTCTAATGTTGTAGATTTGACAGGATTTAATAGCACACAAAAGCAAGAACAATTACCATTATCTACACAACCAATTAATCAAATTGTAAGACAACCGGCTACAACAACTAATTATTTTCCTAGCACATTTAATAATACATTCATTGAATCTACTCCGGTACAGTTGCGTAATCAAAATTTAAGTTTAAGCGACCAAGAGTATAAAAGACAATTACAAAATAATCCACAAAAACTTGCTGACTATGCAGCAGGACAATCAGTAAGGCTTATTAGTGTGTACAGTGGATTGAATAGACAAGAATCTAAGCAATTTTACGAATCGTTGTCGCCCACAATTAAATTACAAATCGAAGCCAGTGCGTTAAATAATTTTAACGAAATGAATCAAGGAACAAGCTCTCCTTTTGGAACTAATTTTGAAAGTGATTTAAAAGATATTGGAGTAATCGGATGAGCAGTTTTGCCAACGAAGAATTAAACAAAGTACAAGATAGCGCAAAAGAAACAAAACAGTTTTTTGACAGATACTTTACTAAACAAATTAGTTTAACAAGCAATGAAGTTGATACCGTTGTTGGATTTTTTACAAAACGTAAATTTACAAAAGATGCAGCAATTGCTGTTGCTACTATAGTAATACAGCAGGCAAAAGCAGAAAATAAAAATGTGTTTGAAATCATTGATACGTTAACAGGATTAGACGAAGTTCAACTTAGCACATTGGTAAGCGCAATATTAAACAACAATAGAAGTAAAATCAGCGCACTAGGTTACAAAAATAATTACAATATAGAAACTACCGAAAACAGGAATGTGAGACTCTAATGTCACGTTTTGCCCAGGGTAAATTTACACTCAAAAACCCTGACAAATACATAGGCGGACGTACTCCAACTTATCGTAGTAGTTGGGAATTTGCTTTCATGCGTATGTGTGATAGCAATGAAAATATTTCAAAGTGGGCAAGTGAAGCAATTAAAATTCCTTATAGACATCCATTAACAGGAAAATACACAATTTATGTTCCTGATTTTTTTATTGTATATAATGATAGAACAGGTAAGCAACACGTTGAACTAATAGAAATCAAACCAGCTAATCATACATTGAAAGAAAAACTAGGAAACAGCAGAGCTAATAAAGCACACTATGTTATAAATCAAGCAAAATGGTCAGCAGCAAGAGCATATTGTAAACAAAAAGGTATGATGTTTAGAGTTGTCAACGAAGGAGATATTTTCCATCAAGGCAAACGAAAATGAAAATATATAAACAAACGTTTCCTTGGAGACATTGGATAATTGACGATTTTATAAATTCTAAAGATGTAAACATATTATCTCACTTTTGTAAAAAATGTATAAAAAACAAAAATGTAAAACAAAGTTATAATCCTGAATACCTAGAAGAACCATATAAAACCATTGTGCAAAAGACAATAGATAAAATGCCATATACTATCAACTTATTTGATTCGGAGCCAGCTAGAAATAGTGAAAAAATATATCCATTAGGACATTTAGCAATAAACACAGCAGGTTACAGTTTTCCGCCGCATTGCGATGATAAAACAAAAATTTGGACATTTGTTACATATGTAGGACCTTTAGAAAGTATTGGAACATTTGTAATGAGTAACAATCAACAACGCAATAAAATTCAAATTCCTTGGCAACCTGGCAGATGCTTGGTATTATGCGGCAATGACAACGAAACTTGGCACAGTTATGAAAGCGGCAACAACTGGCGTGCAACTATAACCGCATATATGAACACTGATAAAAACTGGGGTAAATAGTAGTATATAATGGATTTATAGTATGACTAAAAAACTTGAAGAAATGTTAAACTTACCAGACAACGAAGATCTCAAGGAAGAAGAAGATCGTAAACCTGTTGTTGAGCATGAAGATACATTTCGTGATATTGCAGAGTTTGACAAAATAGCTAGTGCATTGCCTGCTGTAAAAGGTTTAGGCAATATGGCAGATACTGAACTAAATGAAGTTGCTGACAAAGCAATGACTGCATATGATGACTTAATGGACCTAGGCATGAACGTAGAAAGTCGTTACAGTGGTAGAGTATTTGAAGTTGCAGGTACAATGTTAAAAACATCATTAGATGCCAAAGTTGCAAAACTAGATAAAAAACTTAAAATGGTTGAACTACAACTTAAAAAAGAAAAAATGGATAGAGACAGCGGACCTACAGATGGCGATATTGTAAGCGGTGAAGGCTATGTTGTTACTGATAGAAACAGTCTACTTGAGCGCCTAAAAGGTTTGGATAAAGATAAATAGTATTATAGTTTAGGATACGTCGATGAAAAATTTTGCTGATTATTTAACAGAATCAAAGAAAACATATGAATTTAAAATTGGCATCGCAGGTGATAGACCTGATGGATGCGAGGACATGATTGAAACAGGATTACAAAAGTTTGGCATCACAAAAATGTCAGCAGGTAAGAAAACTCCAATTCAAGAACGTCCATTAGATTTTCCACAGTTAGAAAATACAGAAGTTCATTATTATGAAGTTGAACTTACATACCCAACAACTGTACAAGTATTACAAGAATACTTAGGCGGTGTATGCAGTGTTCCTCAAAGTCACATCATTGTACGTAATCCAAACGAACCACAAGAACTATATCAGCAAGAAGATGCAAAAGACGAATACACAGCAAAATTGACTCAGGAAGACTTGGGAGGCGAAAGCGCACAAGCAGACGCAGGCCCAGATCGTGTAATGAACTTGTTGAAAGAATTAGAAACAGCACGTAAAGAAAGAGACAACGATTACGTTGGTGAAGCACCTGCAGGTGATAGCAAAGATATTGGCGATGCTGAAAACAGTAAGGCGGTGTTATCATGAAACGTAAAGAAGTATTAACAGAAAATCCATTAGCAATTGCATTAATGGGCGCACTAGTCGGTATGGGACTAGAAAAAGAAAAAGCAAAAAAAGCAGCAGCACAGGCTGTTAATGACGCACAAACAGGCGCTTGGAAAGATCCAGATAAACAGCAAGCAGCAGCAAGACCTGCTCCACAAGGCGCAGACTATAATCAAATTATGAAACGTGGCAGCAGAGGCGAAGGTGTTAAACAACTACAAAGAAATCTAGGTATGACAGGTTCAGAAGTTGATGGTATTTTTGGTCCTGCTACAGAAAAAGCAGTGCGTACATTCCAAAAGAATTCAGGTGCAAAAGTAGATGGTATTGTTGGTCCAGAAACTAGAGGCATGATTGAAAAATATGCAAACAATCCAGATAAAGATCCAAGCAAGGTAAATGTAGACAGACCTGTAAAGAAATCTGTTGGTTATGCAGCAGGACCTAAACCATGGAAAAAAGTTCCTGCTCCACAGGGATTTACACCACCTCCAGAAGATTATCCAAATCCTATGTATATCTCAAATGGAAAAGTAACATATGTTGTAAAACCTGAACCAGTAAATGGACGTTATGTAGGCGAAGGCCCTATACAGAATGTTCCTGGCGTTGGACTATCATTAGTTAGAAATGGACGAGCTATTCCAGTTGGTGATGTAGATATGCCTTTAAAAAAGGAGTCAGTGATGACAGACAAAAAACAATTAGACGAAGCAAGCATTAACATTAACGGTGCAGATGCAAGCGAAGTAGCAGAAATACTACGTATGATGCAACTAGCAGGTGCAGATGGTGCCAAAGTAGTTGGCCCAGATGATATTAATCCAGGTCCAAAACCTTGCCCAATT